TGGTAAACGTGTTCTGGGCGCTGATCGAAATCCATCCACCGTTGTAAATCTTGAGAGTCGGATTGGCTGTTGAAGAATCAAGCCAGATCTTGGACTGATCGTTCGGGGCCGTTGTACTGAGAACAAATACGCTGGCGTCCGAAGCTGGGACAGAAAGGTTCTCGGCAAACAAAGACAGCAACTCTTGCGGGGTTGCGTACTTTGTACCGGCTGGGAGTGTAGATGCTAATAGAGCCATAATTTAACTTGTGCCTCCTAAGAGTTGTCCGCTTCCTGTGACTGTGAGGGTATTACCCTGAGTTACGATTGCCTTTGAAGTTGCTACGTAGGCAGTACCCGCGCCTAAGTTTCCTCCATATACCCCAATGCTAGCTCCCCCAACTAGATAAGAAGAAACCCATGCACCGCCGGTGTAATTGTAACGACCTTGATAACCTGTTCCCGGATCAATACCTGCGCCACCTCCTCCGTCGCCAAGTGCGTTGTTATCTCTGTTCTGCGTCACTCCGTGACCCCCCGAGCCGCCAGAACCAATGATCCCGCTGTTTTGAATAGTGAGCGGATAACTCAATAGAATAGCCGGTCCTCCCGGCGGTGAGTTGGCGGCTTGACCTGTTTGATCGCAACAACCGCTTGACGTGGCATCACCACCTCGACCCGCAATAATTCCGTTGGCGGGGCTGTTTGTGCTTCCTCCACTTATAGCCGGAAGGATTAATTTAAGATTTGTTCCGGCGGGCCAAGTACCGGTCTGCAAAGCATAAGTCGAGGTACTGGTGCTCCCGATATTCCCGAGCACAGAAAACTCCACAGTGGCACCAGAGCCTACATAAGGATAAGCCGCTAAAAATAAAGTCCGAAGATTTAAGTTATACGAGTTGGTGTTGGCGGTACCAATATTCAGCTTGAATGTCGCGCTGTCGACGATGCTGACCATCATGGCGTTAGCTCACGTACCCAAATGAAATAGTTGCGTTGGCAACAGTGCCTGAAAGATTGGAAAAAGTAGCGGTAACACTTGTACCAGCAGCAATAACAGTACCGTCTGCAAGCGCTGGGGAAAGAGTTACAGTCGCAGAACCGGAGCCAAAAGATGTAGTTACGGCCGTGTTAATAGTCATGGCATGAGTAGTTTTGAAGAGTACGACCGTTTGCGTGGCAAAGGGCTGAAAGACATTCGCACTTACCTGCTGCCGAAGGCTTGTGGACCCAGCGGCCGTAATAAGACCTTGGCCGTTTACCGTGAAAGTCGGCACCGCGCTATTTGAACCATAGGAACCAGCAGTAAGGCCGGAGCGTGTTTCAAGATTTTCTGGTAGGATCGTTCCCACAGCTATCTTGGCACCCGTGACAACACGGGCGGCTAGTTTGTCAGTCGTGACGGCGGAATTTGCTAACTGCTGAGACGAAACCGACCCACTTGATAAAATGTTTCCACGAAGCTCGGAGATAGCAATTTTCTTGGTTACCGAAGAATTTACGACCGGAAGCACATCCGTGCTGCTTAAAGTCCCTGAGAATGATTGTAGGTCTGTGATCTTAGGCATAGCGGAATCTCCTATTCTGGGCTACTGACCCGTTTATGTCAATAATGAAGTATCGCTTTGATCTGTAAGGGGTTCGCCAAACAGCGTCGAACCGCCTGATAAAGTTAAAGTGCCTGGCTCGGTCAGTAACTCCTCAGATATTACAGAGCTACATACTTCGGAATAGTGCAGGAACAGTGAGGGCTCTACGGCGTCAAGCTGTAGCCATTGCCCTTTATTAAGTTCGTTGCTCATTAGATGTTGCCTCCCACTTGTTCAACCAAGGTCTGACAATGTAAAAACATTTTTTGTAGGGTTGCGTTACCTGTCCACACAATGCGCCCTTGAAAATCATACCCATGAGAAAACATTCTGCTCGTCAAAGGATCGGCCTGTTCCCGCGGATTCATAAGCCGGATCTGGGGCGCAAATTGAGGTTTAAGGTTCGGAATGGTCGAAAGAAAACCGGTTGTATCGACAACATCCGGGGTGGCTCCACTTTGATTAAATCCATAAGGAGTTACCGTCACAGAATAAGTTGAATTGGGCAAAGTGCTTGGGTAGGAAAGCTTAAGGTAGAGGTAATTCCCAGTTGGCCGATATAGATTAAAGAATCTTGATGCGACTCTATCGGTGGGAAGGTTGACGTTTACGGTCCTAAAAGAGTCATAAAAAGCCGAGTACTCAGAGGTTCCGTTGACCAATGCTGAGACCTGAGTTGGGCTTAAAGAAGACACAAGGTAAGACACTCCAATAAAAAAGGGAGCTGAACCCGTGCCAGGAGGAGTTTCGCTGGTCGTAAAATCAAGCCGAAGACCAAGACCACGAGTAAGCCGACTTGAGTATTTAGTCAGGTCTATTTTGTTCAATGTAGCCGACAGTGTGGCCAGTTGGGTCGGCGTCAAAGATGAACTTAGATTTGCCTGGGTAATTGAATCGCCACTCAATTCACGAATAGAAACCGAGGTCTCTGGGAGCATGTAAAAGTTGTCCCAGAATATCCAGCTGGGGTATTGGTCTGGCTTGTAATACACCTCAACATCCGTCTGATCTCGAAGATTTGAAAACCAGAAATCTGCGCGTATGAGTTTTTTCAACTCAAACATGGATCTGAATGAGTAAGCTGTTGTCTCAAGTTCGGCTCGAATAGGTACAGAACCAGAAGAACTGCCAGTAACAGAAAGAGCGAATGTTGAAGAGTTTTCCGCAGGTAAGGTTCCGGTTGGAGATGCGGTCACATATATGAATCCTGTGGTATTGATTGGTCCGAGATCTACTTCAATAGAAGCTTTTCCTGAGGCTTGAGAAGGGAGCGTAACGGTTAATGTTTTTAGAAAAGGAGAGATTCTAGAATCAGAAGAGAAAGAATTTTCAGACACGTCGAGACTGCTAACTGCATAAGAAACAGATATGCCTTGGGTCCCCATACCGGTTGGCGTCCAAACTGTGTTCGTGGATTCGTTCTCCGTGCTAAGAATTAGTTTTACGCTTTGTGGTCCGAGGGCAGCTATTTTGTTTAAGTCAAACTTGCCGTTCGTAGTTCCAGCAAGGGCTGCTAGTTGGTAGGTACCGGACAAAAGACTATTTGTGAAAATCAATTCGCTACCCGCAATTGGGCGATCTTCATGAGTGCTTGGGTCAATTTCCCATACGCTATTTAGATTACAACTGATACCCAAGATAAAAGCCCTATTCCTACGACCAAAGTCACCCGCAATAACTTGGAGTATGTCAACGCCGGTCCATACGCCGTCGTAAGCTGCTGCCGTTTTACCAAGACTCCCTGTCATGGAATTAAAGTCCAAGCTGATCAGAGCTTTGTAAACCTTCTTAGATTTGCTGTTAAATGTCTCTGGTTGGTACTCTTGAGGTAAAGCAGTCATGAGAACTCGACCGCGATCTGTGTAAGCTAGACTCACGTCCTGCAGAAGATGAATAGGTTCCTGGTTGAGAATTGAATTCATCTCGGCGCTCATAGCCGTATTCCCATACGTCTCCATCTCTGCGGTTGCATTTTTGTAGGTGCGAAGTCCGTCGTTGGATCGGAAGAATAAATCGCCGTTAACCTGTGCAAAGGCATCAGGTCCGACGGCTCCAATGTTTGTGTAAAGAACAGTTTGAAAGCCTGCTGTAGCGCCCCACTGAGATCTTGGAGTAGTTACGGCAAAAGTAGCTGCGCCAAACTCGCAGAATACAAATAACTGTCCTTGTCCAGCTACCGTGTTCTGGGTGGGAACAAACTGCATCCCGGTAATTCTCCCCATGAACGAAGGCATGAGAAGACTTCCACCCTCATTAAGATATGTGTTTTCGGTATTAAATAAAACTGAAGCTCTTGGGTCTGAAAGAGGGTAATTTACAGCCCCAGAGCTTGTTGTCCCTGCTTTAACATTTACGTGAGAGCCGACAAGGTCTAGGGCTTGAATTTCAAAACGATTTGGGTTGGCAACAAAAAGCCTCCCCTGCCCGTAAGCCATAATTGAACCTGTAGGTATTTCAGAAGGGGTCTCAAGAATAGCGTAAGCTTTTGCTCCGGAACCTCCACCTCCAGAAAAAGTAATCGTCGGGGCTGATGTGTAGCTTGTACCGGCGTTTGAGACAGTCACACGCTCAACTTGCCCGCTAGTAGAGTTAACCGCAGCGTTTGCCGTAGCGGTGACGCCGCTCCCACCGGGAGCAGATATAGTAACCGTAGGAGCTGAGGTGTACCCAGTGCCTCGGTCTGTAACTAGGATAGAAACGACTGTCCCGCTTCCGATACCCATTGAAATAGCTGGGTTAGAAGTTATGTGAGCTCTCCGAATGTTTTCTCCGTCAAAAATAAGAGGAGCGTTAACCCCGTCTTGAATGACCAAATACTTTTCGGCCTGACAAAAATAGTGACGGTTTGTCTCGTGGTTTTGGTCGGGCCAAGGGCGCTCTGCAGCAGAAGAGTCTCTTGAAAACCGTAGTGCAAGCGAGGCGTTTGTAGTTCCAACCACGTACGCTTTAGCGTTCTTGCTAAAGCCAGTGCCTCCGTCCGCAACAGTGACGTAGTTAAGTGCTCCAGACGCGGTTGTTGCGGAAGCTGCAAAATCTGTACCTGTTTTACCGAGCAGAACTCCTGTTGGGAGTGGATCTTCAATAATGACTTTTGAACTGTTTGTGAGCCCAGCTCCATTGGTCGCCCTCCCTGCACCGGCTACCCTCAAGGTGTAGTACGTGGTGTCCATAAATTTTGGAAGGTTTACGTAGCCAACGCACGGGTTGTAAATTGTGTAAGACCCCACAGAAGATCCAACGGAAGAAGACGAATTAGCCGTATAGGTAAATGAAGTTAGGGTAGGCGTTGTTAAAATTGTGGTGTCGGAAACGTTAAGGTGGGCTTGAAGCGTATCTGTAACAGTTACCTTGTCCCCCGGGTTTAGTTGATGCGGGGCGCTTGTTGTGAGGGTTGCAATCGTCCCGGAGCACGTAATGCTGGAGATCGCCTTAGCGGAAATTACAGTTCCTGAAGTTCCGTTCAGTCGGATTATCTTTTTGGTTTGTGGATCAATTCGAAAAATCCATCCACCCGCTGCTGCAATAATGTAGGTCTTGCCCTTCCCGGCGTCGGCTAAATCAGAAGCTTCGTCTCGGTTAGCGGGTTGGGTAAACAAGGTTGCGCCTTGAAAGTATGCTCCTTGAAAAGCCTCAAGTGCGTCCGGATCTTCGGGGTCAGGTTTTAGGTCAAGTTGCACGAACCCAGGCCGTGTCTTTACGGTTCCACCACGAGCTGTCACATTGACGCCAAGAGCGTAGCTCTTTTGGCTAATCATGTTTGGTTCTTTTGAGGAATCCATGCCACTTTCCAACCCGTTAAACCCTCCTACCTGTCGTCCTGAATCTTCTATGGCCATATGGTTATTTTCTCAGAAATAAAAGCCGTTTCAACCTTTGGACCGTAATACTTCCCAGTTATCTCGCCAGGCTGAATTAGCAGCGAAATAGATAGACTTTGTCTTGGGTAGCTTTGCCCGTGGGATTACAAACACGGCATCCTGCGGAATGTGGTAGAAGATAAAGATATCGCAATCAGTTTTGTTGTAGATCGTCTTTACTTTATTGGTTTTAAGAAGAGCTCCGTATCCGTAGCCAGGACCTTTTACAGCCAGGAATTTAAGCTTGTTTCGAGTCTTGGTGTCTGAGGCACCTGCCGTGGTCTTAACTTGAACTCTTTTGAGTTTTCCTCTCCAGTCGGTTATCAAATCGTACCCCTCGTCAATTACGGGTGTACAAACCAAAAACCCCTGCTCCAAGAGTTTTGCGGCCACTCTTTGAAC